CCAGCCTGAGCGCGAGCCTCGACGCCGTGATCTTGGCACCACCGTCGGGCCTCGGCGTCACCGAAGGTGTACGCCTTCAGGTGCATACCAGAGCGATACGCACGCTCCTCGGCATCGGGACCACGAAACGCCTTCAGGGGGCGATGACCCTTCGGAACTGCGAAGTGACGCTTTTCCACGGTGGACTCCTCGTTGCTCTCGGAACGCTTCTCGATCGCCTTCGCCGGGGCCGAACGCTCCAGCACCGAGCGAAGTTCCTTCTCCTTCTCGGCGGCCCTCTCGTAGAAGGCAATCTTCGCCTTGAGATCCTCGGCTCGCTTCAGGAGGGTCTCGACCTTCTCGGCCGTCTCGAACGCGACGTCGGCCGCGTTGGACTGCATGTCGCCTTCGGCGGCGTCGCCTTCGGCGGGGGGCGTCTCTTCGAGAGCGCCGATCTCGCCGAGTACCTTGGCGAGTTCGTCGAGCAGAACCTTGACTTGAGAAGCGGCCACGGGAACCTCCTAGTGAACTTGAGTGTGCGGCTTCTTCCTGCCGCGATGCTTGGATACTAACCGAGTCCGGCGAATGTCGTCCAGATAGGTTGTTCTAGTTAGAACAGATGCCCCGCCTTCTGACGTTTTCGGCCCTGATTACGCTGCGGCAAGAACAGCCGCATCGCGGGCATTTCAGGTACCGAATCTGGTACTCACCAGCGGCGCGGCTCGACACTGCCCCCATCTGGGCTTTCCCGCATCGTTGGCATTGATCGCCAGACTTCATCGCGTGCGGGCCTTGAGGAACGTCTGCAGTTCGGCGATCTTGCCAGCGAAGGAAACGAAGTCTCGGCGGGGCTTGTTCTGACTCCGCATGAATGCTTCGTATGAACGCTTCGCGACGGATACGCTCGCGTCGGGGTAGGCAGGGTAGGTCACGGGGCCGACATCGACCAGAGAGGCGATGCTCTTCACGGTGCGAATCGAACGCCCCTCTTCGACGCTCCAGTCTTCGCCGCCGGGCGAAACGATGAACGAGAAAGACGAGCCACGGATGTCGCCTCGCTGGATGAGTTCAACGATGTCGGAGCGGGACTCCGGCATGAGAATCTCATAGCGAAGACCATGCTCATCGACCTTCATCTTCAGCGTGTTCGGGAACCTGCCAAGCACGACGTTCGGGTCGTGATTGAACAGAGCCCGCGTCTCAAGCGGCGACTTCCGGCCGCGACGCTCCGTGACGATGCTGAAAGCGTTCGGGTCGATCCGCTCGTAGAAGTCGTCCATCTTGAGCGAGTTCACGCCGAAGCGGGCAGCGTAGCCGACGAGCCACTTCTCCTCGCTGCCGCCTTCGCTTGAGCAGCGGCTCTCGATCTGGAGCAGCGGGAAAGCGTCGTCTTCGCTGAAGTCGTCGATGCACAGAGAACGAGACTCAATCATGGGCGTCTCCTCGCTTTTCGCTTCCTTGCCTTTGCCACCGCCGCCAGAGCCGCCGCAGCCGCCGACGCCGCCGACGACACTCCCGGTTCCGCAGAACCCTCGGGCTTCAAGGAACTCGCGGATTGAGCGTGCATTGTCGGCGGCTTCCATTTGTCTCACCAGTTTGCGTGACCATGCGTATCCGGCATCGCCGCCCCAGAGAGCGTGAGCGATGCGACCGTTGGATGGAAAGCCCTTTTCTCCGGGCGACCATCCCTCCGCATTTCTATCAGATTGATGCCGGTCAAAGAAAGCCTTCATGCGGCGGGCAGTCTCTGGGCTGATCTGAGTTCCGTTGCCCAAGTCCCTTGCTCTGGCGATCCCGATGGCTGTCCCACCGCGACCAAACTCACGCCGCCACGCCAGACCCCGGTTCGCCTCGGCCTTGACCCCGGATGGCGGGCGGAAGTTGATGTGGTCGTACTTCACTTCTTTTTTTCCTTCGGCTTCTCGACAAGCGTGATCGCGTCGTCGTCAACGCCCTCGACAAGCATGACCTCGTCTTCTGGCGGCGGCCCCCAGATGGCGTCCATGACGCGGTTGTATTCCTCTGCGTTGAAATCGCCTTCAGCGAACATGACCATCGAATCACCTCTTGAGTTTGACCTTGCCGCTCTTCGTCACGCTGACTCCGGGGAGCCTTGGCCCACCGAAGCGATTGTAGAGAGTATACACCTCGTCGCTGTATCGCCTTCCTGCGAGATGGCCTGAGTAAGCCTCGGCGACGAACTCCACTGGGCAGGTCTGTGCATACCGGCTCACCTGACCGGCGACCACGGAGTCCCTGAAGGTCAGGTTCGATCCGCCCCCTCGTGGCGGTCGCGGGAATGCGCTGAATGCCTGACTTCCAACGGCTGAGTGATGGAGCATGTGACCAGTCTCGTGGATCACGATGCTGCCGTGCGGGCTCGCGGCCGACCCTGCTGCCCAGCCGGAGTTGATCGAGTATCCGGGCTCGCCCGGAGTCAGGTTGGAGTTGATATGAATCGTGTCACTGGCAGAAGGGCTGTAGTACCCCATCACCTTGCCCATGCGACCGCCGTTGATGCTGTTCGTCAGCACGATTGTGGCAGGAGGCTTCTGTCCGTTGTCAACAAGACGCTTGACTCCGTGGGCGATCTCGTGGAGGGCATCGACAGATGACCCCTGCTTGCCGACAGAGAACGCCTCTTGGATGTTGACTCCGGCTGCCCTACAGTAGTCCTTCACGTCCTTCTTGTATTGCTCGCGTTCTCGCTTGCCGTTGGACTCAGGCTTCTTAGGAACCTCGCCCAATTTACGGCCGGTTTTCTTTTCCTTCGGAGTCTTCGGGGTCGCGGGCTGCCCCTCAGCGTCACCGAGGTTCGCCTCGCGGATCTTGGCGAGATCGCGAATCCTGATGGTCTTCTCCCCACCCTGGGAATCCTTCAGAGTGATGTCAGTAGCCTTACCGTCGTGCTTGACGTCAGTGACGACGCCGTTATGGACGGCGTTCTGACCGTACTTCTGAACCGAGATGGTCTGCCCAACCTGAACGTCGCGACGACGAACCGTGTCGCCGACAGCGAGGTCTGCTCCGCCCCCGCCGTCTTTGGACGAACACGAGTTGTCGATGCCTCCACCCGAGCCAGTTGGGCAGAACCCGCGAGACTCCTTGATCGTCTGCGGGCTGTCGTCGATCCAGATGTCAACGCTGATGCCAGCCTGCTTCGCGGCGGCTTCCTTCTGCGTGTCCGGGCCGGCGAGGATCACGGCGTCGAACGCATCGGCGTACTGGCCGAGCGTGTCCTCGATGACCTTGCGGTCTTCGGGCGTGTCTTCACGCCGCGTGATCATCACGACTGTATTGCCGTCCTCTTTCGCCTTTGCGGCGAAGTCGCCCATGAGTTCCGGGTCGGCTGAGAAGGTGCGGTCAAAGTCGATGCTGATCGTCAGGCTTCTGCCTTCGGCGTCACGAAGCGAACCTTGCCAAAGGGACCTCCCTGCCAGAGCGGGCTGCGGCTCCGCTGCGGCCGGAGCGGGCTGCTCCGTCGGCTGCGGGCTGGCAGGCTGCTCTGGCTGCTTCGTGGCTCCTTCGACGATCTTGCGGGCCGTCTCTTGGGGCATCGTCGGATAGACCGACGAGATGATGGCGAGTGCCGCCTCTGGCGTGACAGAGCCGTCTTTGACCTGAGCCACGATGGCGATCACGCCGTCCACCTCGGCTGTCGGCTGCGTCTCAGCCGGAGCGGCATCTGGCGAGGCTTCTGGCTTCGGCGGCATGACGGCGTTCGAGAGCGTCTGCATATTCAACTGCACGAATCGCGTATCGCCGCCTTCCACGGGATTCAGGTTCTCCCAGCCACGGATCTCGTTGATGCTGGCGACGCCGAGGTTCCACATGGTCTGGTAGTAAGACGCTCTGGCGGCTGCGTCTCCGCGAAGCATTCCGCGAGTGTCGAACTCGGCAAAATACTTCTCGTCGTCAACGATCAAGTCGCGAGAGAAAGCGTTCTCGAACCTGCGGCACCACGGCAGAAGCGTGTGCTGAAGGAAGTCGAGGCTCTGCTGTTCGATATTCGAGAACGACGAACGCGTCAGGTCGCCGACCAGATGGGGAGGCACGCGATAGAGCCGACAGACCTCCTCGATCTGGAACCTTCTGGTTTCCAGAAACTGAGATTCCTGCATACTCGCGCTGCCGAGTTCAATTGGCTTGAGCCCGCCGAACAGGACCGCCGTCCGGTTCGCCCGGTCTGGGCCACGGTGCATCCGCTCCCAGTTGTCCCTGAGTTCCCGTGCGGCCTCTGGCTTCATGTCAGTGTCGGTCGATAGCACGAAGCCGGGGCGGGCTCCGTTGCCGAAGTATCGGCCGCCGTGGATCTCGCAGGCACGAGCCAGAGCGATTGCGTCGCGGGCCAGTTCGACCGGAACCATGCCTTCGAGGCCGTCGTCCGAGAGCCACCGAACGTGCATGATCTGGTCTTGCGTGAACGTCTCCGATGTGCCG